CCCTAATGCGTATGGTAATCCAAAAGGATAACTTGTGTATGCTGCGTATGTTATTGTATTTCCAGTCCAGTTTGGTTGATTAACCGCTGCGTTGAACCAACTAAAAGTTGAACCTGAACTACTGGCACTAAATGATGATGGTGCTATTGTCGGGTCGGTATCAATAATAATTTGTGTGGCACCAGCAACATCATATTGTTCTCCAACTAAAACTCTATATTCTTCAATATGGTAATAAGGGGTATAATCATTATATTCGTTATATGCGTTTGCTTCACTAATATATCTGGCGTTTGATATTAACCCGTTTGGTGTTGATGAGGTATATGATGTTCCACCTGTTATATTGAACCCCGCCCCTTGCGGTGTTTCACTTCTTGGATTAGCCTTGAAATAGTTTGTTAGTATTTCAGATACATCTACCATACCAACTCCATAAGAGTTTGGATAAACTTTTAATCTTGCGACTTTAACGGGGTCAGTATTGACTCTGAACCATACATCAACAACGAACTTGAAATTGGTTACTGATGATGCTGTTGATGAACTGAACGAATATATGTGTTCTGCGTTTGTTGGTGTTAAACCTAATGGTTGTTGTAATATTGTAATAGCCATATTATTTTTTACTTGGTATTATGTCTTCAAAGGTATTCTCAAAGAAGGTTTCAACATCAATCATTAATGCTTCCTCACCCGCTTCTTCAATTATGTTTATCATCTCTTCTGCTGCTATGTCATAAAAATTGGTTGGTTGTATTCCAAACTTGTATATGTTTTTTGATATTGCAAAGGCTGCCGATGTTGCCCCCCTGTCATCTAAACCAAACTTGGACTTAGACCAGGTTTTTAACGGGGCAATTGGAACGTAAAAACCAGCACTTCGTCCGTTATTAACATATTGCCAGTAATCAACAAAAGATAAAGTTAAAGAACCTGATGATGGTTCGTAGTCCGCTTTTATACTTTCTCTTAATGTCCCTGTTGATACTTTTGGTGCTGAACCTTGATAGTTTGGTTTACGACCTAAACTATAAGCATTGCCCTTATATCCAGGGGCGTATAAATAAGACCTGTCTAACGCTTCTTGTAGTTTCTTAACGAATAAGTCCCCCATGCGTTTCATCTCTGCGTGAAATGTTTGTAGTTCTTGCTCTGTCATGTCTTATTATTAAATACAAGTTCCAATATCCGTTATTGTTCCAGTTCCAGCGCCAGTTTGTGATACTGAACCTTGTTTGGCGCATATATTTATATTATTAGCAATTAAAGTTTGTGTGCCAGGTGTTCCATCGCAATTAGTCCAATTAAAAGTAATTGCCCCCAGATATGGAAAAGATGATATATTGTATAATCTACACTCTCTCGGGTCTGTTGGTGTTGGCGTTATAGTTGGTGTTATTGAAGGGGTATTTGTTGGTGTTGTTGTCTGCGTCGGAGTCGGAGTTGTTGTGCTCGTAGTTGTCGGCGTTGGAGTTGTTGTGGGCGTTACTTCCCACGGCTCAAATGGTGCTATACATCTATTCAACGGAGTCTGAACTACCAAAGATATTGGTAAGTTCCAACCAACCAATAAGTCATCGTAAGCCTCCATAAAAGGTATTAATGTTGTTGGTAAAACAACATCATATTTGTCTGTGTAATAATCCCCCTGTATTGCGGTTACGCTGTACTTGTATTGTGCCAGAATATCTTGTGCTATTTCTAAAGTATCGCTCCATAAGTCATTCTGTATATCATAATTCTTGGTATTCATTATATCGCATATAAGAATATTGAAACTATATGTTGTAAATTGTTCGTCCTGATTAACAGAACCTGGTATAACATACATAAGGGGGTAAATTGGAGCGTTATTATCTGTATTCTCTTCTTTGTCCCTGTCTTGTGTTAAGTAAATAAGTTGTTTAATATCACCAATACCAAACGAGTTTAATTGTTTGTGTTTTCTCTGTAAGGTATTAAAGTCGTTGACTATGGTCTTAAAGTTCATTTCGTTAATTTTTTGATTTTTTTATTTCTTTCGTTATTCAGGTCTTTCATATATGTTAAATAATTAAGGACATAAGTAAGGGGTTTTTCTGTTATCGTCTCAATCTTGTTAATATCTTCTTGTGCCAGATATACGATAGTTGAATACCAGCCCCAACGCTCCTCAAAAGATTTAACTTTGTTCTTTGATAAAACCTCTTCGTTTTCATCCAGAGTTTCTTCATAAAAGAGGCTTTCGTATGTTCTTGTAATGTGTTTTCTAAAATCTCTAAAAAAAAAAGGGCTCCCTGTAAATACTTTGATGGTAAATACTTAAATAACTTTGACCTGTTTTCAACTTTACGACCATCGTAAGGTTGTATAACCCCGTTTTCGTCAGTTTCTCTGTATAGTAATGCCATTAAATAGTTCATATTTCCCATTCTAAACGATGCTGGTTGTGATAAAAAACTATCTATGTCTATGAACTCACCAAATGTTATATGTTCCAAATCAACGAACTTATAGTTGGTTTCCTTGAAGGTAAATGTTGGATAAAACTGGGGTGATTGAACCATATAGTAATCCATTAAGTAATCACTAATTTCATATACACTCCACCATTCAATTTGTTTAATTTCTTCCATGTCTAATCCAGTTGCTACTGATATTAAATGGAGTCTAAAATCTTCTTCTTTATCTAATGTTTGTGAATTGGCAAGCATGTTCCATACCATAATAGTTGGTTCTGCTACTACATATTCTTTGTTGTTGTATTTGATGATGTGTTGTTCCATCTATTCTATAATATAAAAGTTATTTATGTCTCATTTATACGACTTTCCCCCCCGCAGTGTATATGTTGTATACCCCTTTTGTTTTGCGTTCTTTTAACGAGTTATATGCGATTGCTAATGACATGATTGTATCGTCATGCGAACCTTCTGGTGCCGAGTATTTAATGTTTCTTGTTTTTACTGAATATTCATAAGTGAATAACTTTAACTCTTGGTATAAAGGGGGGAACAAGTCCTCCGTTGGTAACGAAATATTAAGTTCGTTTGTTGCGTAAATTAAATCTTCAATAATGTTTTGTTTGGAACTACTTGTTGTTTGGAACGGATAAACATTTGGATACATCTTTTTCAGGTTCTCAAATAATACATCACCAATACTATTAATTTCTACTTGTGTATGTGCTTTGTATATTTTTAACTTATCCGCCATATTTTTTATTATTTCGTCCCAAGGCTTATGTCTGTCTCTATACATATAAACAACTCGTCCGTCATCGTCCATAATGGTTAATACTGAATAATCGTGTTGTCTTCCAAAGTCCACCCCCGCATAATATCGTTTTCCCTGTTGAACTGGTGTAAATGAATTGATGATACAATAGTTGTCTATATTGGTAAAAACTTCTCCACCACTATCTACAAAGTGTCCTAATATTTCTTGTCGGTATATGTCTTCTGGTAATGTTCGTTGTGCTTCCTCTAATTCTTGTGTTGAAATAAATGGTGTATCGTATGATGAACCAACAAGGGTAATATACTGCGGGTCATCTTCACTTAATCCCCTGACGGCAAGACGATAAAAATAATTCTTTCCTTTTGGTGTTGATATGAATAATACTTTCTTTCCTCTAACAAGGGTGGTTTGTTTCAGTACAAGGTTCCAAACATCATCACGGAGATATGCTGCTTCATCAACAATTAAATAATCAATTGTATAACCTCTTAAACTATCTTGTCTTTCCCCTGACCTGAATAATAGTTTTGACCCGTTGATTAAGTTGATATTAAGGTTTGACTTATTTGCATCTTTTAATATCGGGGTGCCTTCAATAGCATTTACAATATCTGTAAATACTTTTCTACATTGACTATAAACAGGACTAACCCATAATAAAGTGGAGTCATTATTTTCTAACCCCCACTTTAATAATAGGTTTTCAGCAAGCATAGTTTTTCCCCACTGCCTACCAGTTGTAAGAACAATATACTTGACTTTCGGGTCTTCAATAAGTTCTATCTTGTGTAACTGGTCGGGGTGAGGTGTAAAACCTACAACCTGTATCTTATTTATCGTCTGTGTCTCCAAACTTGAACTCTATAATTTGGTTATGTGATACTTCAACTTTTTCAGGTTCATTTAATCCTAACATTTTTGCCAGGTCGTTAAGTGTTTGACGAGCGGTAT